TGCTCCTGATTCATTCGGACTTGGAGGAACTACACTCGGTAGTTGATCTCCGTCCTTACGCTTTATCTCAAATCCAAATAATTGCATTATGTAATAACCTTCAGTTAATTATTAAAGTGGGAAACTACCAACTGGAGTATCAATAGAAACATTGACACCAAAGCCAGCAGCTGCACCAGTAGCAGATGTAAAGAAGTTGTATTGGAACTCTACATCAAACTGTTCAATTGCATTTTGTTGCTCGTAATCTAAACCGATTGCAGAAATTGTTGTTGGGAATGCATCAACAAACTTGTAACTCTTAATAATTGCGCCATTGCGATCTAGTTGGTGAACAGATAAGTCAACTTGGTAGTCAGTAGGATTAGTACGACCATTAGTTGTATTATAGTTCTGAATACCAGATTGCCATTGCTCTAGTGCATTACGAATACCAAAAGTGGTATCGTTGTAAACTGTTACAGTCCATGGTTGGAATGTTCGTTCACCAGCAAAGTTAACTGGGCGACCACGATACAAGACTGGTAGAGTCTCGATAGTGGAAGCAGGTAATTGAGCAGCTTTACATAAAAACTGCGCTCTTTGTCCTGCAACTACACCTAGTGTAACATATGATGGGAATGTTAATTCAACACGGAATTGATTCGGACGAGCACCGCCACCGATCATCTGCGCTTTGAAATCAGCAATATTTGCCATTTAATTCTCCTTATGTTCTTATCTATTTATCTTGAATTACGCACCGATTTCTGAGAAGTTAATCGCAGAACGAGCAGCAACGAAATTGAGAGTGATAAAGTTGATAGAACGATTTGGCTTAACGAAGATATCAGCAACGAATTCGTTACGATCGATAACTTCACCTGTGTTGTTAGATTCATCGCACTTAACAACGAAATCAGTAATACCACGACGACCTTGGACATCACGGAGGAATGGCTCGACTAAGTTCTTGAACTGCGCACGAGTAAATCCATCGTTGAATTCGAACAACTGGAATTTCGCAGCAGTGGCAATCGCTTTTTCCATAACAATGAATAGGCGACGAACATTAATACGATCAAACGCACTTGGTTTAGCCAAGAGAGTCTTATCACCAAACATGACAGTGCCTTCACCTGGGAATGTAACAACAGGATTAACACCAGACTTGTAAAGCATATCTCTTTGAGTTTTGCTTGGGTTGAATGCTAACTTAACAACATTCTTGATTTGACCACGATTTAGACCACCTGGAGAGAACCATGGATCGTTAGTATAATCAGTACGAGCACATAGACCAGCAATGTCACCATTCAATGGAACATAACGGTATCTGTCGCTGTAACGATCGTATTGATACTTGTAACCAGAATCAAGAACTGCATAAGAAGTAGATGGCAATGCATCACGGTATGCAATAATAGCATTCTGTTCAGTAGAAGTAGAACCGATGATTGGATCAGCAGTTGAAGTACTCTGTGGAGATACAAACGCTACGCAATCTAAACGAGTTTCGCAGATGTTATTGATAATGTATGTAGCTGTTGCTGCAGTTGCTTTACCAGCCATAATTAAACTAATATCATACTGTTCAGCATTAGCAAACAACGCAAACGCAGATTGTAGTTCACCATCAGTTGGTACGAAATCATCAGTACCACCAGTTAGAGAAATTGATAGTGGAGCAGTTAATAATTTGAAACTTGCACTTGCTGCTGCAGCACCCCATGAAGTTGTACCAGTAACAGCAGTAGGATGATCCATCCACCAGATGTACTCTGAACGAGCATTCAATACATTTTTATAGTAGTTATTAGTGCCATCAGGTTTCTTAGCATCAGATGCTTTAGAAACATAAGCAAATTTTTCTAGAATAGTACCTTGTGTACCAGAGATTGCGCCATCTTCATCGAGAATGATAATGTGCATTTCATCTTGAGTACCACCAACGCTAGTAGCGTATGTAGAAGTTGCTGGAGCAGAATCAAATTCATCTTTGTATGTCCAAGAGCTAAATCCAGCAGAGTCACAAACAGCAACTTTTAAAGAGTTACCAAGAGTACCTGGATATTTTGCAGCAAAAGAACCAACAATACCAGCACCATTTACATAAGTGCCATTGTATGTTTCACCATTGATAATTTTTAAACCAGCAGTAGTAATTGTTGCAGTTAATGAAGCAGTAGTTCCAGATGGAGGAGCAGCGACAGTTAATGTCGGAGCAGTAGAATATCCAGAACCAGCAATAACGAATGTTGCAGCACTAATAGTAGAAGAAGCGACAGTAACAGAACCCGCAACAGCATTACCAGCTGAGAATGTAGCAGTTACAGTACCTTTGTATCCAGATCCACCAGCATCTACAGTAACAGAAGCCACTGATTGATTTGATGTCACTGAGTATGTTAAACCAGTTGGAGTACCTGCAGTAGTAACAATGGCAACATCAGCAGTAGTGGTTAAAGTAAAACCAGTAACTGAAGAACCAGAACCAGTAATAGCAGAAACTTTATATGTTGTACCAGTTGCATAACCAGTGATAGTACCAGTACCACCTAGTGTACCAGTAATATTAATTGTGCTACCAACTACCAATGTAGTTGCAGTACAAGTAAATTGACCACCAGTGCCAGAGATAGCAACACCAGAAATAGTTGGTGCTGATAATACTGCAGTTAATGTCGCACCAGTACCACCAGCAGGAGAAGATAGAGTTACTGACGGAGCAGTAGAATATCCAGAACCACCAGAAGAAACTGCAACGGCAGTAATTGCGCCACCAGAAAGTGTTACTGTGACAGTAGCTTGCTCACCACCAGCAATATCTGGAGCACCAACTGTAACAGCAGGTGCTGCAGCAGTAGAAGAATAACCAGATCCAGCAGTAGCTATAGTAACACCACTAATACCACCAGTAACAGTCGAAACCGCATTTAACGATCCAGCGTCTGCACGAACTAGTAATAGATTATTTGTATAAGATAGGAAGTTCGCAGCTGTGAAAAAAGATTGAAAGTTGCTATCGTTTGGCTTACCGAAGCGACGAACTAAATCGTTCTCCGAGCTAACTGTCACAGGCTCCAATACTGGACCCCATGGGAATGTACCAGCAAAAGCACCAATAGATGATGATACTGCTGGAACGATAGAAGTGAAATCTTTTTCTACGACTGCAACGCCTGGAGATAATTGGAACGGCATTGTGTTTCTCCTTGTTAATAAGTTTACCTAGACAATTTTATGTCTACATTTTATTTAGTTTTTACACGATTTCTAGAAGTTTAATGGAGCCTTTTCAGGTTTCCCATCTTCATAGAATCCGAATGGTGTTAATTCTTCTTCGATCGCCAGCATTTGCTTAGCATACATTATGTTTCGTAGATTAACATTATTTAGGTCTTTGAAATAACTGTTAGTTGTAAGCCATCCGAACAGTACCAGAGGCATTACCAAGTCATCGTGATAACCTTCGTCAGCCTCATAAGATCCTTTTTTCTCGATAAAGGTCGAGATTTCAGAGATCGTATCAGCGTCGTTTATAATAAGTTTGTTTTCCTCAACGAGTGCTTTAAAGTTATGACACCCAATTCGTTTAATTTTCTTATCGGTATTGACACCCAACTGTGTTTTACCGCCACCAAAACCACCTGAGACAGTTTGCCCCATAGCGTGTCTTGTAACCATCAATATATTTTCATATTCCATCTCAGAATATAGGATGTGAGCAACCTGTTCTGAGATGTTAATTTCCAATAATACAAATGCTTGGTTATACTCGTTTCCAATTTTGTAAATTATATTTGGATAGAGCAACGGACTGATTTCATTATTACGATACTTTGCAACGATTCTGTAAGGAACCTCTGTAATATCAATAACTTGGAATGCTGAATAATCCCCACCAACACCTTTAGCCACATCACAGACCATACAATAAGTATGACCAGCCTGTGGGTTTACATACACATCTAACCCATCTTTCTGATAGACGATAACATCAGGACTCATTCTAGAGATAGCATCTGCTCTAACTAGAGTGAGAGAAGAACCCAAGAAGTTACAAAGAACCTCTTGAGTAAATTTAAGTTCACCAAGCTGGGCTTTTTGTTCTGCAGCCCATGCCTCATCACGACCTGGAATTTCCCAGTATGGTATGAATAGATTAACAAATCCATTTCTACCTTTTTCAGCATCTGTCCAAAACTTCCAGAAGTGATTATAACCCAATGGAGTTGAGGACAATAGAATCTTAGTAGTCTGACCAGCGGAAATCGTAGGGTAAACTGAAGTAAAGAATTCTTCTGCCACATTGTTTGGAATAATCGCTGCTTCGTCAACATACAACATGTTTACAGATTTACCACGAATACCAGACTTGCCTGTTGCAGCAGTGAATACCTTTGAACCATTTTCTAGTTCAATGTCACCTTTGTTCCAAGTAGTGACACCTTGTTGCATCCACTTTGGTAACAACTCATACATTGTTTGATAACGATCTAAAACCTCACGAGCAGCAGTTGCTTTGTTTGCAAGGATAGCCACAGTTTTGTTGGCTTGGAAAATCGTATACCAAAGAATGTAGGCTGCAGAGGTAGTTGTCTTACCTTGCTGACGACCTTCCATAAGAATCACACGACGATTATTATGGATTACATTTACTTTGTTCTTTTGGCAATCATAAAGTTTAAATAGTTTTAAACCATGATCCAGAGTAACGATGTAGCAGTAGGTCTCAATAAAATAGATTGGGTCTGCTGCACACTTCATGTACTCTTTTACATCTTCAGGTGTAAAGTCAACAGTAACTCCAGCTGCTTTTAAGTTGGAGTTTGAATTATATACTTGTGCCATAATTAGAATCCGTCCAGCCAACTCTCCGTATCAACAGTTGCAGTTGTAACATCACCATCTGCAGTATAAATTCGATTTGGATTACTGAAGTTTTCATTCTCACCAATATTAGCATTAACTTCCTGAATAACATTTCTACCAGAAATTGGTCCAAATAGATTCATCTTCATTTGGAAATTAAGACTATGTGTCACAAACCTACGAGTTTGGAAATCACCATCGTAGTCGTCTTGAACTGATACGCTATTTAAAACAATTGGTACATCAATTTTAACATTCATGTCTGGAACTACATTAATTGATAGTGTATACTCAGGAGTAAATGTTGGAAGGATTTGCTCGATGATTTGTAAACCATCTTCTTGAGTTTTAGTGAGAATGTATAGTGACAAGTCTAAGTTATACGGAACAGGAGTGTACATGGTTGATACTGCACCAGTACCATCACCGCACTTTAACTGTTGCATACGATTTACTTTTCTTTGAGGATCGTAGTTGTATCCAATAATCTCAAAAGACATTCTTGGAAGAGTAGTGTAAACATGATTCTCCAAAGATGGATCTTGATCTAAACGAACAATCCATTTTTCTTTTGGAGCATAAGCAAGAGGAATTTGTAATCTTTGACTAACAGTTCCAGTCACAGAATCACCTTCACGACGATCGATATAGATGTCGCTGAATAGTGAGCCAAATCCTACGATGCACTTACGAATAATTCCGTGATAGTATACATTACTGTTTAACATTATGGATTATTCTCTCTATCAATTTCACCGAATGGATTTGTTACGCTAAACAATACATCTTGTGCTTGTGTTTTAAATTTATTATTATCACCAAATGATTCTGGTTTATCAATATTGATATCAATAGAAGAAGTTGCTGTAGCACCTGCTCCAGCACCACCAGTAAATGATATAACTGGAGCAGTTTGATATTGTTGTCCAGCATTAGTTATATCTACACGAATAATTTTATTTGCAGTAGCACCAGTTCCACGAACTGCTGTAGCAGTAGCACCATATCCCGTTGAACTTGTAATTACTACTGTTGGTACTGAAGTATATCCAGATCCTTGATTAGTCATTGTAATCTTAGTAACCTCACCTGTAGGAGATCTTGTAGTATTTGTAGTGAATGTTTTGAGAGTTTCAAATGCATCAATCTCTGTAATACCAGTATCAATTTTCTCAGAAGCATACTGGAACAATTCAACTTGTAACTTAAATACATATAGTTTACCAAGTTGATAAAATGGATCTTGATGTTTTACAAACTTAATCTCAAACAAACCTTTAGTCAATGGAAAGTAAATCAAATCACCTTCACATGGACGAGTTGGAATAATTGTTTGTCCATAACGACCAACGAGTTGATCCCATCTACGACGAGCAACTACCAATGTGGCTGACTGCTCCATCATTAGACCAAACTTCTGAATGAACGCACCTTGACCATCAAGAGAATCTACATTCTCAAAGTACATTTCGATTGGGAATGAAGATGTAAATTTTGATAAACGATCTTCACCGAGAATCTCATCCTTAGAAACTAATGTTCTTGGAATGTACATGAACTCATTACCGTAAATCTTAAGAGATTCGATAATGAGATCTTCAATTAGGTACTGCTCATTCTTTGTACCATGAGAAAAATAAACATTAGTAGGCATCTATTATCCCATGAAGAAATCTAGGGGTGCTGACTTATTATGTAGTTCGTCTTCGAGTTCTTTTATTTCTGAGGTAGATTCATCATACAATTTATCGCCATCAAGAGTAACACCACCTGGAAGTTGAATACCAGAGAATTTCTTAATGTTAGTTGCCCACTGCTTTTTAAACAATGCAGTTACATAGTGTTTCAACCATGGCTCGTT